GGAGGATGTGCCAACGAAATTAGTTCGCGAACGACAACTTGAAATCCGCGCACTTCACCGGCGCGAATCATAATCTTGTTCGTATCGCCTCCGTCCAAAAGAGGCGGAGCCACTTCCACAAGTTTCGGCAGAAGTCGTTTGCCGGTTTCAGTATCCAGAAACGACGCTAACTTTTCCGCGTCGAACGGGGTCCATTCAAGAGAGCCAGCGAGTATTTCCAATTTATTGTGGGGGTTGTACAGCGGCGGGGGCCTGCTGCGGTTGAGGAACAATCTGACCGTCGTTGTGGGCAGCCGCCATCTGTTGATGCTGGTCAGCTTGGGCATCTAACATCTTCAGTTGAGCGATAGTAGGTCCGACTTGGTCTAGAAATTTTTTGACTGGGGCCAACTCATTCGGCTTGATGCCATGAGAAAGCGCCTGCTGATAATGTTCGTTGATGTGCGCCGCGAATGCTTCAAGCGATGTAGTCGGATGTTCCCCCGCCTGAATGTGAGCGCCAAGCTGTTCAACCGCGGGCATCAAAATCTGCAAGTGAATAAGATGATTATCCCGGGGCGATACGGGCACCGGCTGGCCCGAGGTCAGTAACATAATTTCCATTTGCTGGAGCCGGTTTTGTTCCGCGTGTTCGGTCGGGTCGTTGTCCGGCAACAAAAGTTTTTCAGCGAAATCGGCGGAGACCTTGGCGGTCAAATCCTCGACTTCGAGTTGCCGCTGATTGTAAAGCGGATTGCCTTTCTTTTCAGCGGCGATGGAGGCAATCAGTTGGCGTTCATACGGAGTCAAATCTTTGATGGTTCCAGACACCGGCTGGCTAGCCAATTCTTGGATTTCTTCTTTGGTCATTTCCAATTCCAATTGCTTCCGGGCCTCGACAGCGTCCTCCTCGTCGCAGTCGGGGTTGCAGATTCGTTCCTGCATCGTTTGAAAAAGATTGGTGGTTTGTTCCATGAACCGCGTGATGCGAACGTCTTGACCTTCTTCCTCGCGCTGTGCGAGCAAAGACCACGCCTGCGGCGAACGGAAAGCTTCGCCTTCAACTTGCGGCACCGAGGTAGAGCCAATAAGTTGATTTACAATTTGTCCGAAGTAGGCATCGAGTTTAATGAACCCTTCGACATTTCCGTCGATTTTCTGTTCGAGAACAGTCCATCCAGACGGGACAATGATAGTAGAGCCTACTACGGACATTCGGAAAGTGTGAATGCGCTTGATGTCGCCCTGTACAAGCGTTTTGCCAGACATGATTAGGCGGTCAACGACTTCGTTGCGGGTCCGGTCAATCATGCCCGCGAGTTCGTAAATGTCCCGGCCTACGCCTTTGCTTCCGTGCAGAGTGCCATTGCCTTTTTGGAAAGAAAAGAATGCGAGACAACTCTCGGTCGAATCGAAGCGGTCGTCACGGTGGAAAATCTCCTGCATTTCAGGACCCGCAACGCGGTAATGTGAAACTTTACCGGAGACTTCGCGAGCGAGCAGCGAATAAACAACGACGACGGATGCCCCGGCCATGTAACTAGCCCCGATGGTGAGTTCTCGAAGTGCGTTCTGATACCACGTCTCAAGCGTCCCACCTACATTAAGCCGGTCACGAATCTGGACAGGTGACGCCCGATTGATTGCGTCACGGCAGTTCTCCAGGGACCACCCGGCGTCCTTGGCGGATTCGGGGTCTTCTTTGATTTGGGCAAAAAGTTCATGGGGTAGATAGACTTCTTTGAGCACAGCTATCTGAGCCCATCGGACATCGGCCTTGGTCCCGTCAGCGACGAAAGATTCATCCTGCTTGAAATGCTTCGGGAACCAACTATATTCGTCCAACCACGCACAAATGGTGTGTCCAAAAAGGGCGTTATCGAAAGCGATATCTTCAATGAGCGTCCGGAATCCTTTCCGAGCCCGGATTGTTTTGGTTATAATTTCACGAAAGCGTTCAGACTTTTGAGTCGCGTTCTGGTTCTTATTGGAAAGGGAAGCGTTAGTAAAGTATTTGAGACCGTCGATGGCCGAGACGAATCGGGGCGCGACTTTCTCAATCATCGCTGGCAGCGGCTTCGTAGTAAAGTTCGAGCGCCATCCGAAACCTTCGGCCTCCAGCTTATAAGCGTCGTACGGTCGTTCGGCGTTATACTTCGCGAGGATTCGAGAATTGACGATGGAACGGTTTCGCCCCGCCATAACAACCGTCTTGATAACATCACGGGCCATCCCAACGTCGGCGATGGATTTTTGGGTCGGCTTCCCGGACTGTAATCCGATAGCGGGCGACTGAATCACCGAGCCTAAATAATTGGACGGATAACCCGAGGTATTAAGACTGCTATATGGGCCAGTATCTTTAGACATTTTACTTCAACTAGGAGTTACGCGTTTACGCCAGATTCGCAACCAGCGTTTGTCCGGGCACTGTTCCGTGGCCAGCATAACCTTGGCCTCAGCCAGACATCCGCACCGTTGGCACTGGCCGTCTTGAAACTGCGGGCAGGATTTGCAGATGTCGTATCTCTCTGCCTGTTCGCGAGGAGTGCATAGCGTTCGATATCCTCGGAGCCTCGCCCACTTGAGCAACACTATCGCCTTGATGAAAGTAAAAATCACGGCTGTTTAACCTCCCTGAAATTATGGTCCCACAAGGCATACGCGATACAGACGGCGGAAGAAGTGACCTTTTCTTCCGTGATGTCCGGAAAATATTCGTGCAGAAGTTCGTGAATCAGGGTCTCCAAAAGGGTCTGGCTGTCTAAATTACGCTGAATCTCAATCCTCCCTGGATGGTGAACACTCTGCTTTTTGGGAGGATACCAATACCCGTTAATTCTCTTGGGGAGTTTCTTGTAAGTTATGGAAGGGATTTTTACTTTCTTCACAAGACCCTTTTTCTCCAGCAATGCCCTGGCAGCGCGGCACTATCTATCGTTGGGCGTTCGAGCCACACAGCAACACCGTTGTCTTCGCCGGTTTCAGCGCATCCGTGTAGTCTTGCGTCCTGCCTTGTTCGTCCGAGGATTTCTTTACGAGCCTCTCCAATCGCCTGCTTGCAAGAACCACATCCTTTTCCAATCTCCGTGTTAAGAGAACATCCCGCACAAATTGTTGCGCGAGCGCGAGCGACTTCATCGGGAACACAGGGCGATTCGTTGTTTGCTTTCGCCAGAGCAAGCCACTGTAAGACGCGTGACTTGAGCGAAGCGCGTTTAGTCTGTTCCGCGCGAACACCGTTGTCGTTCCGACATAGGCCAGGGTCTCGCGAACAAGCTTGGTCAATGACTTCTTGTGGCGGATTTCCCGGCGGAATCCCCGCGCGTTTGCGATAGTTGGCAACACGAGAAACGACGCCAAGCCAAGTCTGGCCAACAATCTTTGTGCCGTCCGACTCTTGGAAATAAAATCCGCCCTTTGGGTAGATGTTAGGATTTAAAGTCTGCATTTTCTCAAAACATTTCCCCCATCTCCGTCGGCAGCTTCATAGACTCGTCCAAATAATCATGACGATTACTTTCATCAATGCGAGCGCCTCCCGGATAACGTGCTTCCACCCAAGAATCATCGAGGTCTCCGGGAACATCAATGTTGTCGCCCCTCATTGACAGTATAAGACCACTGCCCTTTCGGGCGGCGTGAACTAATAGCGTCAAAGAGTCTGCGTCATTGGGGGAACTGAAACCGCGACTCATGTAGTCTCTCTTTGACTCCACTTTGGTCCTGCCTCCGGCGGATTTGAAATTGCGCTGCGTTAACTGCGGTGCAAGCTTTGCTAAATCCATTGCCGGTGACAGTAGAAAATATCCGAACTCTCCCCAGGCACGGAGCGCGAACCACAACTCAGTTGCCATCCGGTCATATTGTTCTTTGCACGTCTTGGTGTCCTCTGACATCAACTTCTGTTCGGACGCCGACTGCGAATAATTCAGGTCGTGAATCAACTGGGACCATTCATATTTTATCAAGTCCGCCGTTCCTGCGCCGTGGCCCGTCCGGTCACACGCGTAGTAATCGCCCTTGACGCCTGCTTTCCGATTGAGCGAAATGATGGCCTCCTTCATTACAATCGTGTCCCCCTTGGGAAGAACGAATTGTTGAGTTGCCATAAGGCCCCAACGAGGGATGACTTGGCCCGCGCGGTCCTTGAACATTACCGTTCGGCCCTTAGGAAATTCGATGGACGGCGGAAACTTAATGCCGGTCGCCCGGCCAAAGAGCCCAAGCGTATGGACTGCTTCATCGCCTCCGTCGAGAGCCAAGTCAGTAGCAGCAACAGGCGATGGGTCTTCATACCAAATAAACTCGCCTTTCCA